TGTACGTGCCATGATGATGTTCCCCTTTTTGCTTTTGGGAACATTGTAGCATCCTATCTGTCCAATAAATCGGACTTTCTCAAGATATTGTGGCTTGCTGTGTTAAGTCGATAAGCATTTTATAGTTTTATCTCTGTATAGTATATATTAAATATAACTTTATATCTTGGGTGTATTGTGTATATCTATGCAGGGATTTACTAAGAAAAGAAAGGAGAACTTCTGAAAATGTGTCTGTTTTGCAATGCATACAATGATAAGCGGGAAATCGCCGACCGGTTTCTGGCTGATGACCAACTGGTGGATATTTCCGTTGCAATCGTTGAACGGTATTTTACCCGGGCAGCCCGATTCTCCGGGCGCAGCCTGGACTATATCGACGATGGGAAGGGCGCACCCCTGAACTATTGCCCGACTTGCGGAAAGAAACTGGGGGATACGGCATGGCCAAAATAATCAACTGCCCGAGCTAAAGAGGGATTTAATAAGATATGCAAGGAGGAACGGAATGAACTGGAAGTATGAGGCCATTGAAAAGCTAAAGGAATACAGTGCAAAGAAACAGTCCCTGAAAAGCATTCCCGAAGAAATGGCGCGGCTGGAATCCGCTATGCAGAGTATCCGAAGTGCCACGTCTGACGGTACGCCGGTAAGCGGCGGTGGCTCCGGCCGGGAAGATATGATGCTATCGAATATCGTTCACCGTGAGGAACTGGCGCGTTCGCTGGAACAGGCGAGAAAATGGGTGTCGCTTGTGGATTCCGGGCTTGAATCGCTTAGCGCCGATGAAAAGAAGATACTGAGCAGATTCTACATAAGCCCGGCTAGAGGCAACGTCGATACCCTGTGTGAAGAGCTTGGAGTGGAAAAAGCTCAGGTTTACCGACGCCGGGATTCGGCACTACGGCATTTCACGCTGTGCCTGTATGGGCAGACTGAAAGCTGAAAAATGAGAAAAAAATGAGACGATTTTTCAGTTTGAATGTGCTATACTGGTAAAAAAGAAAAAGCGCAAGAGGCTTGGGTTTGTTCCTGAGCCTCTTTTTTCATGGCGCGGTAGATAACGAGTTGGGCGCTCTCTCCCCAACAGAAGGCCGTTCGAATCGGCCTCGCGCCATATTATATCGCCGATGGCCTCCCGCCGGCGACGAAACCCGGAAACGGGCAAAGCGGTTCCCCGGCACCGTAAGCCGGAGGGATGCGGGGAAGTAGCAAGGCCGGAGAGCAGCCTTGTGATAAGAGGAAAGAATGCCGGTTCAACTCCGGCCTTTCCCGCTATTTTTACTATTTTGCATGAGAGGTGGTGCTATGGCTGCAAGGATTACAGATCGGAAGAAAAAAAGAATAATCGCCGACTGGATAGAAATGCAGTCGTACAGCGCCGTTGCAAAAAAGCATGGCGTAACTCACCAGACTGTGAAAAGGATTGTCAGCGCTTCACCGGATATCGCCCAAAAAGTGCAGCAAAAAAAAGAAGAGAATACCGCCGACATGATGGCGTACATGGAATCACAAAAAGCGGCGATGCAAGAAGCAATCACTTTGCATCTGAAAGCGCTCACTGACCCCGAAAAGATTTCAGCCGCAACATTAAGCCAGATTGCAACATCTTTCGGGATTATTGTCGATAAGGCCACAAGAAACACGGCAAGCGGCAATGATAGTCTCAATAAGCTGGATGGGCTAATTAAGGAGTTTAGAGATGCTATTAAGCCCGAAACAGATTGAATTTGCAAGGTATGGGAATCACCGATGGAATTTCAAGGGCGGCGCGACCAGAAGCGGGAAAACATACCTTGATTTCAAATGGATTATTCCCATGCGGATTCGAGAACGAGCCGGGAAAGATGGGCTTTCCGTTATTTTGGGCGTTACAAAATCCACAATAGAGCGAAATGTGCTAGAGCCTATGCGGAATCTGTACGGAGATAAACTTGTTGGGGCGATTTCCAGCGATAATACAGCATGGATTTTTGGCGAGAAGTGTTATTGCCTCGGCGCGGAAAAAGTGTCTCAGGTATCGAAGATTCGCGGCGCGTCTATCAAGTATTGTTACGGCGACGAGGTCGCGGACTGGTCGGAGGAAGTTTTTGCCCTCCTGAAAAGCCGGCTTGATAAGGAGTATTCCTGCTTCGATGGCACATACAATCCACAGTATCCCAACCACTGGCTAAAGAGATTCCTTGATAGTGATGCCGATATTTTCAGCCAAGAATACACAATAGACGATAATCCATTTTTACCCCCCACTTTTGTTGAAAATCTGAAAAAAGAATATGCCGGAACGGTGTTCTATGATAGGTACATTCTGGGCAAATGGACGCTGGCCGAAGGGCTTGTATACGATTTTTCCGAAGCGAATATCACGGATGAAGTTCCGGAATTCGCGGATTATTACATAAGCATCGACTACGGCACCCTGAATCCATTTTCATGCGGCTTGTGGGCTGTGAATGGCAATACGGCGGTAAGAATCAAAGAGTATTATTACGATGGAAGAGCCAACTATAAGCAGCTCACAGACGAGGAATATTGCGACGCTGTGGAGAGGCTGACGGACGGCTACGAAATCAGGAGGGCGGTTATTGACCCTTCGGCGGCTTCTTTCATTACCGCCCTGAAACGCCGCAGATTCCGCGTCCAGCAGGCGGACAACGCCGTTCTTGATGGCATTCGGCGAACGGCGGTATATCTCAAGAACGGGAATATAAAAATTCACCGGTGCTGCACGGATGCCATTCGGGAGTTCGGGCTTTACCGGTGGGACGATAAGAAAACGGAGGACGCGGTAGTGAAAGATAACGATCACGCTATGGATGATATCAGGTACTTTTGCAACACCATTATGAAATACAAAGTGGAGAAGAAAAACAAGATTTCACCCGCCGCTGCGTTGCTGTTGTGATTTTGCGAGATTTCTGCTATTGGAGAAAATTCATGAAAATTTATCAAGATTTGGAAGAAGCCATTGCAAAGGGAACTACTGGGAAATTCATACGTGATGCAGTGCGGGAGCACCAGAGCAGCAAGGCGTACAAAGACGCCGCTGACGGTATGGCGTACTATAATAAGCACAATATCACCATTGAGAAATTCCAGAAGTTCCTTTTCACCTTATCCGGGAACAAAACTCCTGATATTTGGAGCAGCGACTACCGGCTTAAAACGCTTACGTTTCGGCGGCTGGTGACACAGGAAGTGGGCTATATTTGCGCTAATGGCGTAAGCATGGACGAAAAGGAAAAGCTGGGCGCGGACTTCGACAATAAGCTGCAAACGGCGGCAAAATTGGCACTGGCGCAGGGCGTTTCCTACGGTTATTGGAATCTCGATCATCTGGAAGTATTTTCGTTCGCCGATACTCCCGGGAATCCGGGATTTGTTCCGCTGCTGGACGAAAAAACATCGGAGCTGATGGCCGGTATTCGGTACTGGTTCCGAGAGACTGGCCGAAAAACCGTTTTCCGGGCTACGCTTTACGAGTTGGACGGCGTGAGCGAATGGAGCGCCGAGGGAAGTGACGACGCGCAGCCCATGGCCGAGAAACGCGCATATATCCACAAGGAGTTGAGGAACGATCTAGGCGTTGTGGATGTGCGCGACGAGAACTACACCCGCCTGCCTATTGCGGTATTGTATGGCAACGATACCCACGAAAGCGAACTCGTTGGGTTGCGCGGCTCCATAGACTGCTATGATTTTATCAAATCCGGGTTTGCCAACCAAATTGACGATACCAGCGGAATTTACTGGATTCTGCATAATACCGGCGCTATGGACGATAAGGATTTGGCGCAGTTCATCCAGAGAATGAAGAGCGTAAAGGCAAATGTGGTAGATAGTTCCGCTGGAACGGCGGCAGAAGCCCACACCCTTGACGTTCCCGTAGAAGCCCGAAAAACCATGCTGGATATCTTGCGGCGCGACCTGTACGAAGATGCCCAGATGCTTGATGTGACGGCTCTGGCGGGCGCTGAGAAAACGGCTACAGAGATTTCGGCGGCGTATCAGCCACAGGACAACAAATGCGCCGATTTCGAGTATTTCTTGATAGATTTCATTCGGCAGATTTGCGCAGTGGCTGGGATTGCCAACCCGGAACCGGCTTTTAGCTGGAACAAAGTTATCAATCAAGCAGAGGAAACAAATATGGTGCTTGCGGCAGCTGCGTTCCTTGATGAAGAAACGGTTCTGAAACACCTCCCGTTTCTTTTGCCGGAGGAAGTGCCGGAAATCCTGAAAAGGAAAGCGGACGCTGACATAAATACGGTTTACGGCGGTGATGAGGATGGCCAGACCGAATGAAGCCGATAGAGGAACCGATAGGGCGCTTGCCGACTTGGAGCGCCGCATTAACTCCGTATATTCTAAGGCGGCTAAAGAGCTGCAAGAGGAAATAGATGCCTTTTTCAAGCATTTCGCCGATCAGGATAAAAAGATGAAAGATCTGATAGGCCAGAAGCGCAACGGTAAGGAGTGGACTGAAAAGGACTACCAACAATGGCGGCTGAACCAAATGGGGCGCGGGGCACGGTTGGAAGCGCTTCGGGACAAGCTGGCCGAACGTGCGACGGAAGCAAAAGAGGTGGCGCTTGCCTATGTGAACGACGCTACGCCTGGAATCTACTCCCTGAATCGGAATTACACCGCCTATACCATTGAGAGCGTTCACCCAAGTGCAGATTTTACGCTTTTTGACGAGCAGACCGTAAAGCGCTTAATTGTGGAGCAGCCGGACGTAATGCCATACTACCCCGAAAGGCTTGCGCTAAAGCGGGGCATTGATTTGGCTTTTGGAAAGCAGCAGATTACAGCAAGCGTTACAGGCTCCATTTTGCAAGGCAGAAGCATCAAGCAGATATCCGATGATTTGCAGGCCAGAATCGTCACAATGAGCCGTGTAAGCGCCATTCGAGCGGCAAGAACGGCAGTTACCGCCGCACAGAATGCCGGTAGAATGGACAGCTACGCCGCCGCTGACGAGATGTGGGGTATCAAATCCAAGAAAAAGTGGGTAGCAACAAAGGATTTGCGCACCCGCCACGATCATGGCATGGCAGATAATCAGATTGTGGACTACGATCAGCCGTTCGATGTCGGCGGCTATAAGATGATGTTCCCCGGTGATGGCTCGTTGGGAGCGCCGGGACATGAGCTGTATAATTGCCGCTGCACGGTTGTGAATGCCACTGACGACGATCTGGAAGCGGAACGCCACATGATGCGCGTGAAGAATCCCGAAACCGGGGAATATGAGCTTGTAAAGAAAAAATCGTACAAAGAATGGTACGACGAGAAGAAAGCACAGTATCCTCCGGAAAAATGGGCGGGCATGGTGAAAGCTGGTAAAAACTATCAGGCCGACCAACGGCAATATGCTGATTTTGTAAATGTTTTGGGAAATAAAGCCCCGAAAACGTTTGCAAAATTCCAAGATTTGAAGTATAATGATATTGATGGGTGGGAGACGCTCAAAACAACGAAACGGCAGACCGATGTTGTAAAGAATGCTGAGTGTATAACTACTCCGAAGAAATACACGGGATATTTCCTGAAAGATGGGGCAAAGCACGCCGACCAGTTCTTCGATGTTGGCTACACAGCAGATAATCCGCTTAGGCTGCGATACGATATGGCAAGGCAGTTTGATATGAGCAAAGCTGTGGAGTTCAAGGAATTGGGCGGCGGAGCAACTCAATTTAACATCTACATGGAGTTGGGAGTTACAAAGAAGCGGTCTTTTGTTACGGGGTGGATACAAGATACGCCGGATAGCAAACCGAGAATTGTAACCAGTTTTAGAAAGAATCGAGGTGGGGAAGCATGATTAAAGAATACGACCATGTAAAAGTCCTCAAGACAGGCGACACAGGAATTGTCGTCGATGTTCGTGATACTGGTGGCATTTTCTACCTTGTAGAACTGGACAAAAACAACGAACTATTGGACTGCAAGAGGGAGGAGATAGAAAAGCTTGGCAATTAGAATATGGCAAGGACTGAAAGCACTGTGCAAAAATGCATGGTGCTTTTTCTATGCCCAAATCTTCCAACCGGATAAAAAAGAAGCGGGCTGGAATCCCCGCTTGTGGCGGATTATGCGTATGCGCCGCCACGAACCGCACAAGACCGGCTCTGGAAGAAGCAGAAAAGGAGGAGAAAATGAGCGTTACCTTTGTGGATAACTCTGACGAAATTCTCCGCGCACTTGGGGAAGCGTGCGAGCGCGGCTTGTGGCGGTGCGGAGAAAAGGCTGAGGGATATGCAAAGGATTTATGCCCGGGCGCAGGAGACGGAACCGGAAGACTAAAAAATGACATCGCCGCTACTGTGATTGACGGTAAAAAAATGCACGTCGGAACAAATGTGTATTACGGCATTTATCAGGAAATGGGAACCGGTAAATACGCAGTGGAGGGCGGAGGCCGCCCCACCCCGTGGTGCTATCAGGACGAGCAAGGGGTCTGGCATTGGACAGCTGGCAACCGGGCGCACCCGTTTATTAAGCCGTCAATCGCCGATCATCAGGGAACGTACAAAAACATTCTAAAAGACGAACTCACCAAAGGAGATTGACAGGGCGTGGAAACCAGAAAAATTAACATTCTTGGAGATAGTAACGGAGGGGAGGAATAAGAATGGGCGGTAGAGGAAGCGCCGGCGGTGCCGGCAAGTTCGGGAAAGAGGCTGGGGTCGGCCTATCGAAACGAGATATTGAACGCGCAAATGCTGCATCCATAATCGATATGGGCGATATTATAAACCGAACATTTGAACGTAATATAGCGGAAATTAACGGGCTATCTCTTTCGGATAATGAGAAAAAAGATGCCACAACCAAGATGAAAAATCTCGCAACCAATGCGTTGAAAACGGCGGCGGGGGCAGTCAATCCTTATTCAAGCGGGCCAGCAAGACTTACAACAGCGCAGAAAACGGGTAGCGCAGCAGATAGGGCTGCAAAAGCACGCGGAGAAATGGATAGTTTCATGCAATCGGTGCGCAGCAAATCAAGCAAAAACAAAAAAGCAGCAGAAAACAAAGCGTTTTCTAATGCGTTTGTTTCTGCACAAAAGTCTGGCGCGCTGGAAGTTACTGTGAACGGGAAAACGTACCGTAGAGCCAACAGGCGTAGTAGTACGTGGAGGCCAGTATGATAAACTTCGAAAATCTAGATAAAGCCATTTTTCCCGGCGTTGGAAAGTACGGAATACCTGAAATCGCGCCGACAACTGAATACCCGGCGGGCGAGTTTATCCCGATGAACTATGCCATGAGCTGCAAAAATCCGGAAGGAAAAAATTTGCATTCTTTTGTGGATGATTACCAATTTACTAGGTTTTGGAATACGCCAGACCGATATATTCCTATGCTGTCTCGGTTCGCCGCCGTGTGCGCACCGGATTTTTCCACATACACAGATATGCCACTGGCCATGCAGATTTACAACCACTATCGGAAACACTGGCTTGCGGCGTATTGGCAGGCGCACGGGCTTACAGTATACCCAACAATCAGTTGGAGTGATGAACAATCCTATGATTGGTGCTTCGATGGCGAGCCGGTAGGCGGCGTTGTTGCCGTGTCCAGCGTGGGAACGCAGAACAACAAGGAAGCTAATCGGCTTTTTCTTAAAGGATATGAAGAAATGATGAAGCGATTAGCCCCGTTATTTGTGATTTTTTACGGTAAAGTGCCGCTTGAATGCGATTGGAATGTAATTCGGGTACAGCCGTATTACAAACAGATAGAGAGCAGGAGAAAAGCCAATGCTGACCGCTGACCAGATTGAAGCCCTTGGAGATAAGGCACAGCAGCTCATTACCCCGGTGACGGAGTTTCTGATTGAGGATATTGCCGGGCGAATCGCGGAAGCTGGCCAATTCACCAGCACAGCGGCCTATCAGACATGGAGGCTTCAACTTTGAAAGTGGCCTTGCGGAAAACTCCGAATGGGCACAGAACGAGGAAATGGTAGATTTTTTTGCTATCCAGTTCCCCAAACTTATGGAAGCGTTCAAAAACGCTGACGCGATTTGAGGGGCAATAAATGAATAATGACGAAATCATAAAGGCCATAGAGGCTATCATAAAGCGTGGGAACGATGTGGAGATACGGCGCAAGGGCGACGGCTACATAGTCCTAGAAGTAAAGAAAACAATCAAATATTCTTCTCCTGCGTAATTGGGCGCAGGAATGGGCAATCGGAGCCGAACAGTACGTAGATTTTGCGTGCTGTTCGGCTCCTTTTTTGTTTATTTCGGTAAAACCCGCGAAGTATAGCGGCTTTTATATCACAGTCGTCCCCGAAGAATAGGGGCGAAGAAAGGAAGACTGAAACAATGGCATTAACTCGCAAACTTTTGAAGGGGATGGGGCTTACCGACGAACAGGTGGACACCATCATTGAAGCGCACACCGATACCGTGGACGGCCTGAAAGCCGATATCGGGAGGTACAAGGCAGACGCTGAGAAACTTCCTGGCATTCAAAAGGAATTGGATGATCTGAAAAAGGAAGACGCTGACGGCGGATACAAGGCCAAGTACGAGAAGGAAAAGAAAGACTTTCAGGATTTCAAAGACGGAGTTGCCGCTAAGGAGAGCGCCGCCGCCAAGGAAAGGGCTGCACGGGCGTACTTCCAGAGCAAGGGCATTCCCGCCGAGAGCATGGGGCTGGTTATCCGTGGAGCCAAAGCTGAAATTGATGGCCTGAAACTGGACGGCGAAAGTATCAAAGATACCGCCGCGCTGGATGGGCTACTTTCCGGCGATTACAAAGGCTTGATCGGCAAGACTACCACCACAGGCACCCAAACACAGACACCGCCTAACACCTCTGGTGGTGCAAAGAGCCGCGCCGAAATCTACAAAAAGGACGATAAAGGCCGGTATATTTTGTCCACCGCTGAGAGGCAGGCCGCGCTTGCTGAAAGCATGGCAAGCGAAAACAAATAACTTTTTTGAAAGGAGCTGTACAAATGGCAGCAAAAGAAAACGTAACGATTTCCACACAGTTCACCACGTCCGCGCGAGAGGTGGACTTTGTAACCCGGTTCAACGATAACTGGGACGCACTGCGCACCATTCTGGGCATTATGCGGCCTATCCGCAAGGCACCCGGCACGAAACTGGTATCCTACAAGGCAGAGGTAGACGGCGATTTGCAGGGCGGTGCCACCGTAGCGGAAGGCGACGAGATCCCCTTCACCAAGATGAAGGTTTCCCCCGTCACCTATGGCGATATTGAGGTGGCCAAGTACGCAAAGAGCGTTACCATCGAAAGCGTGGCCAAATACGGCGCAGAGGTCGCCGTAGAAAAGACGGACGACGCTTTCCTGGTTGCCCTGCAGAACAAGGTTTTGGGTGACTTCTACACGTTCCTGGCTACCGGCTCTCTGGCGCTGACCCCCAAGACCTGGCAGCTGGCGCTCGCACAGGCAAAGGGCAAGGTGCTTGCGAAGTTCATGGGCATGGACAAGGACGTGACCGAGGTCGTTGGTTTTGCCAACATCATGGATTTCTACGACTACCTGGGCGATAAGGAGATTACCACCCAGACCATGTTCGGCCTTACCTATGTTCAGAACTTCCTGGGCTACAACACCCTTTTCCTCCTGCCTGACAAGTACGTCGCCGCCGGTAAGGTGATTGCAACCCCTGTTGAGAACATCGACCTGTACTACGTCGACCCGAGCGACAGCGACTTTGCCAAGCTGGGGCTGAATTACACCGTGAAGGGCGAAACCAACCTGATCGGCGTACATGTCGAGGGCGACTACTCCCGGGCTACCGGCGATATGTACGCCATCATGGGCATGAAGCTGTGGGCGGAGTACCTGGACGGCATCGCCGTTGCCACTGTTACCCCGGCGGGGGGTTAAGGGCGGCTCTGACAGCTGACAAAACCGCACCGGAGACCGTGGGATTTGACGGAATGACGAAAGCGCAGCTTTTGGAGTACGCCAAAGAAAACGGTATCTCCGGGGTCAGCGCCGCAATGAACAAAGCGGACATTCTGGCCGTTGTAAAGAGCCGGTAAAGGAGGGAATCACATGGGACATGCGGTAAGCCTGTATGAGCTGCTTGTGTACCTGCGTAATTTCTTCCCTGGCTTGCACTGGCAGTTTACCGGGGAGGAAATCACCGCGAACCGGATTGTTATTCCCGGCCTTGAAACCGGCGATTACTACCTGATCGAAGGAAGCCGGAGGAATAACGGGATTCACGTGTACGGTGATGCTGATTTGCGGAACGAAACTTATACCGGAATCGTTACGGAAATCTGCGTACCGCCGGAGGTGCTGACGATTCTGGAAGAAATCAACACATGGCAGGAGAAGAACGCCGAGGCCGTGCAAAGCCCGTATCAAAGCGAATCTTTCGGTGGCTACTCATACACAAAGGCAAGCAGTTCTTCCGGCTCCGGCGAAAGCACGAGCTGGAAAACGGTGTTTGCGCCGCGCTTACGGATATGGAGGAAGATATGAGCTTGCTTGACTACTACCTGAATAACACGTGCGCACTGATGGAAAAGAAGCGCACCCCGGACGGGGAGGGCGGCTGGGCAACGGAATGGGCACAGGGCGCGGAGTTCGATGCGGCTATTATTCTGGATACCTCCATGCAATCCAGAATCGCGGAGAAGGAGGGCGTTACCAGTGTGTACACCATTACCACCCGCCGCGCGAATCCGCTTTCTTTCCATGATGTATTCAAGCGGCTTTCCGATGGTGCAATTTTCCGGGTGACGAGCAACGGGAGCGATAAGCAAGCGCCCACGGTCGGCACTTTGGATATGTGCCAGGTTACCGCCGAGAAATGGGAGCTGACAAAATGACGGCAACAGAAGCGCTCTACAAGTTTTTTTCCGGCTTTAATCTCCCCGCGTATCCGGATACAGCGGTACCGAGCGACACAGTAATGCCCTACCTAACCTATTCCGTCTCCGTCGGCGGGTGGGGCGATATGGCGAACTCGCTGACGGTAAAGCTGTGGTATCACACGGAGAAAGAGGCAGAGCCGAACGCCAAGGCGGAGGAAATTTCCCGCATGATAGGACGTGGAGGCATTCAGCTGCCTTGTGATACCGGCACAGTTTGGCTTATGCGCGGTGAGCCGTGGTGCATCAATTCCACATTTGAATCAGATCAATCCATCAAATTGCGGCAACTGAACGTTGCCGCAATTTTCAATACCATATAGGAGGAAATCAATGAAATTTACACAGATTCCGCAGGATACCTTTAAGGAGCTTGTGCTGAATGCCGGTGTTCTGCTTTCAGCTTTTTCGCCCGATACGGCGGAAGTCGCCGACGGCACTATTATTGGCGCTACCAGCGGCGGCTTGACCTTCGCAGCAACGCCCAGCTTCTCCGATTTCGGCGAGGATATCGATAACTGCCCGAAGAACACGAAGGAGTTGAAACGGCTGGAAAGCTGGGAGGTGAAGCTTAGCGGCACTTTCGTGTCTGTGAACGCCACTAACGCAAAATCGATGGTGGCCGCCGCTGATGAAGCCGCCGGGAAAATCACGCCCAGAAACGATATTGCCACCGAGGATTTCAAGGACATCTGGCTTGTGGCCGACTACTCCGACAAAAACGGAGCGAAAAAGGGCGGCTATCTGGCCATCCATATGCTGAACGGCCTTTCTACTGGCGGTTTCCAGCTGAAAACCGGCGACAAGAGCAAAGGCCAGTTCGCGTTCGAGTTCACCGGCCATTATTCCATCACAGCGCAGGATACGCCGCCTTTTGAGATTTACGTAAAGGCCGGAGCGGCCGAATCCGCTACGCTGTAGGAGGCTAAGCATGAGAAAACTATCTCAACTTGGCACGGACGAGTGCCTGGACGTGTTGTGCGAGATCACCCCGCACATTGTGAATCTCGTTTCTGATGAGGAAATCATGAACGCCATCGGCAAGCCGGTGGACAAGAAAAACTCCACAAAAGTCGGCGTTATGCTGATTGGTGCGCAGAGGATTACCACCGTTGTTCCGCTGCTGCTGAAAACGCACCGCGCCGACATTTATGCTATTTTGTCCATCATGGGCGAAAAGAGCATTGAGGAAGTGGCCGCGCAGAGTACCATGGCGACGCTTTGGCAGATTAAGGAGCTTTCCAACGATAAGGAACTGCTGAGTTTTTTCAAATCGTGGGGGCGTGGGGAGCAGAGCGAATAATCAGCGCACTATGCGCCCTCCCCAGAGTACGGGCGAGGGCGTACCTCTCCATTCTTCCCATGGAATTGAAAAAGCAATGCGAACGCGAAATTCTTCGGCGCTACATTACCGACGGTATCCAGATGATAACGCAAAACACGGCGGGGCGTGATGAGCGATTGTATCTATCCATTGGATACGGGGATATCATCAACCCGAAGCCGGTGGAAAACCGGTCTGCGGAGGATATCGTGGCGGATGTGGTGAAAAATGCTGGGCTGAAACTGGTGACGAAAGGCGGTGGGCAGGATGGCGGCTAACGTTTTCAATCTTGAAGCGACAATCACACTTAATGCAGATGAATATGAACGTTCGCTAAAGGATTCAGAAAAGAAAACCAGTACATTTGCCGATGTCCTGAAAGCTAATCTTGCTAGTGATACCATTAAGGCCGGAGTAAAGAAGCTTGCCGGGGTAGTTGCAGACGTTGGCAAAGCGGCCTACACCAGTTATGCGCGGTATGAGCAGTTAGCCGGTGGCGCACAGCTGATGTTCGGCGACGCTTACGATTTTGTGGCGGAGAAAGCGAGAAACGCCTACAAGACCGTGCAAATGAGCCAGAACGACTATTTGCAGCAGGTGAATGGATTTGTAACCGGCCTGAAAACCGCCCTTGGTGGCAATGTGCAGGCCGCCGCCGAACTCGCCGACAAAGTTATCACCGCCGAGGCCGACGTTGTGGCGGCAACCGGAAACACCCAAGAAGCCGTACAAAATGCCTTTAACGGCATTATGAAATCCAACTTCACGATGCTGGATAATTTGCAGTTGGGTATTACCCCCACAAAAGAGGGATTCCAGCAGCTGATTGACAAGGTAAACGAGTGGAACGCAGAAAACGGCGAGGCCACTGCCTATACCATTGACAATCTGGCTGACTGCCAAGCCGCCCTTGTGGACTATATCGAAATGCAGGGGCTTGCGGGGTATGCGGCAAATGAAGCGGCGGGCACCATCGAGGGTTCCACGGCATCCATGAAGGCAGCGTGGCAGAACTTGGCTACCGGCATGGCTGACAGCAGCGCCGACATGGAAGGACTTACTCAGGACTTTGTGGACAGCGTATTTACAGCCGGAAAGAACATTATACCCCGTGTACAGCAAATTGTTACCGGTGTTGGAACTGCCACGGTAGAAGCTATTTCGTATCTCCGGGAAACGAATAGCGCTATTGATCTTCTCGTTACAGCGTTTGAGTTCGCGGCCACAGCGGCAACTGTTGCCGGTGCTGCAATCGGGGCGAATATGGCCGGAAAAGCCATTGCAAATATCGCCACGATATTCACGGCAAATGCGTCGGCGCTTGCGTTCTTCACAGCGGAGAGCGGGAAAGCGGCAGTCGCGGAAGCCACGCTGAATGGTGTATTTTCCATTAGTGAAATCGCCGTTGGTGTACTCACCGGGCAGATTTCCCTTGCAACTGCGGCGCAGTATGCATGGAATACGGCTATAAACGCGAACCCCATTGGCTTGATTGCCGCTGCTGTTGCGGCTCTGGCGATTGGCATCGGCAAGGCAACCAAGGCGCACAAGGATTTCGTCAAAGAGTTGGCCGGAGAGCCGCAGACGGTGGAAGAAGCACGCGCAAAGGTAGAAGAGCTTGAGCAGCAGTACGAGGAAGCTTCAAAAGCCAGACTGGAAGCGTTCTCGTCGGATGCTGGTTTCAGCGGCGACACCGTCGAGATGGAGAGATTAGCCGAAGCCATAAAGCAGGCGAAGCAGAATCTTGCCGATTTGGAAGCGCAGGAGCAGGCCGCCGCCGAGGAAGCGGCAAAGCCCGCAAATGTGATAAAGGCTGCTTCTGAGGAATATGCGGCCGCCGCACAGTCCATTTTGGAGGATTACCAGAATACCTATACCACCATCTATAACGGGCTGCATGATGTGGGGTCCGCATTTACTTCCCAAATAGAAGTTGCAAAAATGTCGTGGGATGATTTCATGGGTAATCTTAAAGGAAATACCGAAGTCCTTCAGCAGATCGATGAAGATTTTGCATTTGTTTCCGAAAAAGCAGACCTTGCGGGCATTAGCGTTGACGGACTTTCTCAATATCTCGCGTCCATGAGTACGGGGGAACAGGCCGGATTCCTCGCAGGGCTACGTGATGAACTAGAAGATATGTCCGGCGGCACCGAGGGGCTAAGCAAAAAGCTTGCGGAGCTTATGGATAATGTTTCTGCATATGAGGCCGCAGGAGCCGAAACTTCCGATGGATTGGCGTTGGCGGTGGAGAATGTGAACGCTCGTATGCAGGAAGCTGCAGACAGCTACGTGGAAAAGGTCGGCGATCTTGACCAGGAGGCGGCGGCTACAGAGGCGGCAACCAATACCATGAGTGGTCTGGTTGCCGGTATCGACAGCAGCACCCCCGGAGTTTTGGATAAGCTGGATTCTCTTGCATCTCAAATGAAATCACGATTGACAAATAGCTTTGCCAACTACACGCTCACGATAAAGGCCAATATCAAAGGGAGCAACGTTCCCGGAGCAAAGAGCGGCCTTGATTATGTGCCATACGATGATTACCTAGTGCGCCTCCATAAGGGAGAAAAAGTTCTCACCGCCGAGGAAGCGCGAGCATATAGGGCTGGAAAATCGGCCGGTGCGTCTGGCGGGGCGGACTACGACGGAGTGGGCTTTGCTGGTGGTGGACGTGGCGTGACAATTATCCAGAATATTAATTCTCCTGTGCAATCCGAAGTGGAGCTGGCAGCAGCCACAGAGGCTTATTTCACACAAGCGAGGTGGACAATTTGACGAACTTCAACAATTTAAGCAAATTGTTCCGCTACGTGAACGAAAACGGGGATAGCGTTACCTTCGATTATGCCGGAGGATATCTTATCAATAAGCCCACGGGCATTGATACGGTAACGGTCGCCCTGTCCCAGGCGAAAGGCATTAACCAGACGGGCGCGACAATTCAGAGCAAAAACGTTCAACCCCGGCCTGTAAATGTCAACGGGTATCTGGTGGGAGACGGACAAGCAGCGAATAAAGAAAAGCTGCTTTCCGTCATCCGCCCCGATATTTCCGGGAAGCTATATGCGGATGATTATTATCTGAATGTTTGGCCTACGGCGACACCCAACATTGAGGCGAAACAATGGGGCGCACAGTTCCAGTTTTCCCTTTTGGCGGCGTATCCGTATTGGTGCAAGGACGATTCCGCAGCGGTAACATTGTCCGGCATTCAAAAGCTATTCAAATTCCCGTGGAACATTTCAAGGCCGTATCGTTTCGGCCAGCTTTTTGAAGCGAAATTTATCAATGTGGAGAATCGCGGCCAGGTTCCCGTCCCGTTTACTGCTACTCTTTCGGCCAGCGGTGATGTGGAGAATCCCAAAATCACCAACGCCGCGACGGGAAAATTTCTGCTGATAAATAAAACTATCGTCAGCGGGGAGAGGCTGGTCGTAGAGATCACGCACGACCGGACAACTGTAACATCATCCGTCGACGGAGATTGCCGGGGCGCGTTAAGCCTGAAAAGCACTTTGTTTCAGCTGGAAGTTGGGGATAATGTGTTGAAGCCGGAAGCGACAAGCGGGCTTGCGAATTTGCAGGTTGATATTGATTTCGCAACGGAGATCGTGGGGATCGCGCTATGAGCTTTGAAATCTATAAAGAGGACTTTTCCACCCGGTACGAAATCCGGCACGCAATCAGCGTTATCATGAATATTTACTACAACGATATCGGAAAGCTGATACTGGTTGCGCCGGTAAGCGACTACAACATTAACGTGTTGAAAGTCGGCAATCTCCTGTATGATACGAGCAGAAACGTAACGTTTGTGATAGAAAACACAAAGATTGACACGACCACGAACCGCATAACTGCGAATGGATACACCGCAAACTGGCTTTTGAATAAGCGCATCATTGCATCGGAATACCACATGACAACTATCGAGACGGGCGTGTACAAGTTGATTAGCGATAATCTCCGGGGGATGACAAGAATTCAGGTTGCACAGGCAGCCGGGATGACCGATAAAACGGACAACGTTTTCATTGGCGGGAATTTGCTGGATGAAATCATCCCGTTTCTTGAAGAAAAAGGCATAGGCCACACAATGGATTGGAATCCCGACGACATGACACACACTTTCCGCCTTTACAAAGGGCGTGACCTGACGGCCGGCATTCACGCTATTGTCTTTTCGGAGGAACAGGGAAGCGCAAAAGACCTTGTAATTAACGACGACGATTCAACCCTTTGCAATGTGGCCTATGTGCAAGGAAGCCTTAGCGGCACAGACAATACTTTTATTGAGATTGTTGGCGATATCACCGGGGACAATCGCCGGGAAGTGTGGTTCAAAACAGCCGTTCGGCAGGAAAATGACGAATCTGCGGCTGATTGCAAAGCCCGTGCGCGTGCTTATGGACAGATGGAGCTGGGAAAGCGAATCCGGCGAAAGTCATTTTCCGTATCCATCGACCCGGAAGACCTGGGCAAGTATTACGCTCTGGGGGACATTGTATCGTGCGTATCTGCCCGGTTTGGGGTATCGTTCAGCGCCCGGATTACGGGCATTACGTACACCTTGGACAGCAACAAAGCCCGGACAGAAGTTATACTGGGCGACCCTATTCTTACAGCATTGGGGGCAATGAAATTAAATGGCTAATATCAAAAGTTTCCCGAATAACCAAGATACATACATAGGCGCAGAAGACGTTATGCGCTGGCATCATGGCCGCACATCCGGCGTTTTTGCCGCTGGCAGTAATGCGTCCGTGCAGGCGCTTCCCACGCCGGGAATGGCGGTGGAAGTCTCAGACGGAACCGGATGGATGGCAAATTCCGGCAGGAACGGCATTGTGTGGTGGATTGATAATGAATCCGTCGATGGTGCCAAATTGCAGCTTGCCGTTGACGCGGCAGACGGCGTTCTGAATCGGATTGATCGCGTAATTGTGGAGTGGAAAACCACAAACTATGTGGACTATCCGGAAGTGAAAATCTTGAAAGGCGCAAAGGCCAGTACGGCGGCAGCCCCGGTGTTGACAAACAACAGCACAATCCGGCAGATCAGCCTTGCGCGAATTTCCGTTGCGGCCGGTACAACTGCTATCACCGCTTCCATGATTACGGATGAACGGCTTGACGCTTCGGTGTGCGGGCTGGTGACGGAAAAGGTGGGCATTGATACCAGCACAATGCAAAGTCAGTTTTCCACACTTTTGCAGGAAACGCAGGCACAAGTAAAAGATGTGCTTGATGATACCACGGCACAAGCCACATCGGTTCTGGATTCCATCAACCGGGAGCTGGCAGACCTGGAAGCCGGTACGGCGGTGGAGCTGAAAAAGCTCCTGTTCACGGATACCAACGTACCGGTATCCGCGTTTGTGGCTGATTCTACATATCAGGATTATCCATTCCGTGCGGCGATCGCGCTGACGGGAGTTCTGAACTCCATGATTCCGGAGGTGGTTCTTGCCGTGGCAGACGCAATTGACGGCAATTTTGCCCCTGTTGCGGCTACCTATAACGGCGGCGTGTATCTGTATGCTGCAAGCGCCCCGGAATCAGCAATTACAATTCCCACCATTATTTGCTGGAAAGGCGGTGTAAGCGCATGATTGGCAGAGTAAACACCGGTGGCGGCGGCACAGGCGGCACCCTTACCGTCACAGCCCCGACGAACGTCACCGTGACTGTTTCTAAGGACGGCAAGACAAAAACCAAGAACTCCGGCACGAGCGGTGTAGTGGTGTTCAAGGGGCTTGCAAGCGGGACGTGGACTGTTACTATCACCGGAGACGGCAAGACTGCTCAAAAGAATGTTGTGATTACGACAGACTACAGCACGGCAATCTCGTTCAATACCATTCCCGAATTTACCTACACGGGCGATTACGAAATCGTCAACGATTCCGATGAGCCTATCACCGTATCTCAGGGCAACTGGAAAATCCGCTTCCTCACCTCCGGTACATTGACGTTTACCAATCTCAACGGTGCGGAGGGCGGTATCGACGTCTTCCTTGTTGGGGGAGGAGGAGGTAGCTGGTATGGTACGTGGGGCGGGGACAGCAACCCCAACTTCGTCCCAAGTGCAGCAGCTGGCGGTGGATACACGATTACGAAAAAGAATATAAGCGTAACCGTTGGAACACAGTACACTATATCCATCGGAGCCGGTGGTCTTGGCGGAACGAGGGATAGTAACGCATCAGGGAAAAATGGCGGTAATACGACAGCCTTTGGCGCAACTGCCAATGGCGGAAAAACTGGAACAACCAAAGTCAAGGGCGGCGATGGAGGCTCTGGAGGAGCCGGATATGACGGCAGCAGTGGAGGAGTTGATGGTGCCGATGGTAGCGGTGGTCGATATGACGAATGGGCTGGTGGCAAAGGGCAAGGCACAACCACGCGAGAGTTTGCCGAATCTGCCGGAAAACTATATTCGACCGGAGGCTCTTACAACAAATCAAATGAAGTTACCGCAAACACCGGCGATGGTGGAAATCATGGAAGCGCTCAGGAAAATGGACATACGGGTGCTTCTGGCATCGTTGTAATTCGTAATAAAAGGTAATTATCTCTTATTTCTTATAATTACAATTCCGGAACCGCCTTTTGCAGCCTGCATGGAGTAACTTCCTCCTCCACCACCGCCGCCTGTGTTGTTTTCTCCGGCTGTGGCGTTTAGCCCCTTACTTTTGGAGCTTCCATTCCCACCGCCCCCAGCGCCGCCAGTACCACCTGTACCGTCGTGGCCGCCATTGGAGAAATAATTTCCTCCGCCTCCGCCGCCAGCGTACAGTTTTCCGGCGGTTCCGGCAAATTCTCGTGTGGTCGTGTGCTGGCCGACTCCGCCTTTACCAGCACCTGCATCGCCATCAGAACCATTACTTCCTCCATTGGCAGGGGCACCATATGAACCTGATCCTCCACCGGAGCCACCATCTCCACCAGCTGCGGAACCGCCCTCTCCATCTCCCGAATTCCCGTGTCTTCCTCCGTTGGCAGTTAACTTAAATGCAGCAGTATTTCCTCCATCACCATCTATAGCACCACCGGAACCTATGCTTATCACATACGGAGTTCCAACTGAAACCATGATATTTTTCCCGGTAGTGGTGTACCCTCCACCACCTCCGCCGCTGTGAGCACGTGAGGGACTTGCACCTCCCCCACCTCCCCCAACAAGGAAGACGTCGATACACTCGATGGCGCGGAGGATTGGAGTCGCAAAAATAATAAAAGATTGGACGTGATATTTTTGGCCAAAAGTATGGCACTCATTGAAAATGGCACCGTGGTCAATATGCTGTGGTGTACTGATACTGAACAGGAGACGGAATCCCTCATCAACCCCGCAGACCGCCCCGTGGCTATCGGCGATACCTACAGCGACGGAAAATTCTACCGAGATGGGGCTGAAATTCTCACCCCGCTGGAGGAAGCCCAGAAGAAGAATGCCGAATACGAAGCGGCTCTGCAGGAGATTGAAACTGCTCTGGGGGTGAATAAAGCGTGACCATAGAAGAACGCAAAAACGCCATTCTGGCGAAAATCGCGGAAATGAAAGCCAGCGGCGGCGAGGAACAGCTGAAAGAGCTGGACGAAGCTTATAAGAAAGGGGTTGACAGTCTGTGACACAAGAGGAAAGAAAAGGCATCATGTATGCTCAGGGGCGTGCCAATGCCCAGAGCTTGCAGAAGAAAGCCCCGGACATGACAGGCACAGAACTGTATGCGGCTGACCGGGACATCCCGCACTTTGAGGCCGCCTGTACCGTCAAGAACATGCTGGAACGTGCGGCCGGGTTTGTATGTCTGTCCCCGGCCGGTCGTGTGGTGCGGCTGTTGCAGCCCTATGACAGCACCATCTATGCACAAGTGCCGGAGGAGCTTCCCGCCCAGTGGGGCTTTGTGTGGTCTACAGACCCGGCCAAGGCGCTGCCCTTTGTGGCAATCTCCACCAGCCCCTACAACAAAGGTGACTGCTGCACGGAAGGCGGTAAAATATACCGTTCAACGATGGCCAATAATGTATGGTCGCCGTCCGCATACCCCAAGGGCTGGGAAGAGGTGAACGTATGACGGTAAAGCAAATCCAATGCCTGTTGACTTACCTTGGCTATTCTCCCGGCACGATTGACGGAGCCGACGGCAGGAATACCCAGGCGGCCATCCGGGCGTTTCAGGCCGACTACGGGCTTACCGTGGACGGGATACCGGGTGCGGCTACTCAGAAAATGCTCATCGGTGCCATTGCCGGGACGGCGGTAAAGGTGGAGAAGCCGGAGAGCAGCGACGCGCCGAAAACCGGGACGTTCTGGGACGACATCAAGTACTTCACCCGGGAGGAGTTCCGGTGCCAGTGCGGCGGGAAATACTGCAACGGCTTCCCCGCAGAACCCGCAGAGGAAACCGTCCGCATGGCGGATGAGATACGCCGCCGGGCGGGAGTGCCCCTGAACGTGAATTCCGGCGTGAGGTGCAAGCGGCACAATGCCGAGGTGGGCGGAGTATCCAACTCCCTACACACCACGGGACAGGCTGTTGACCTCTCAGGGGCTATTTCCCCGGAGGAACTGTATGCCATAGCCCAGGAGGTACAGGCTGAGAAAATCCCCGGGCGGGGCGGTCTGGGGCTGTACGGATGGGGGATTCACGAGGACAACGGGAAGTACAGCCGTTGGAATGGCTGAGAAAGAAGGAACGAGATGAACGAATTGGTAAAAACTGCCGTTACGATTCTAATCACGCTGATCGGGTCGGCGGGCTTCTGGAGCTATCTGGATGCCCGCCGGACAAAGAAAAGTGCGAGCACTCGCCTTTTGATAGGAATCGCCCACGATAGAATCACATTTCTTGGTATGAAATACGTGGAGCGCGGGTATATCACCAGTGATGAGTACGAGAACCTGAACGATTATCTTTATGCGCCATATGCAGAAGCCGGAGGCAACGGCTCTGCGAAACGTGTAATGGAGGAAGTGCGGAAACTTCCGCTGCATAATTAAAGGAGGAAAACAAAATGATTAACTGGATTGTACGTATCAAGAACAAGAACTTCTGGCTGGCCGCAATTCCCGCGCTGCTTCTGCTGGTGCAGACGGTGGCCGCCCTGTTCGGCTTTACGCTGGACTTGGGCGAAATCGGCGACAAGCTGCTGGCCGTGGTGAACGCCGTGTTTGCCCTGCTAGTGATCCTGGGCGTGGTCAATGATCCTACCACCGCCGGTATCGCTGACAGCAAACAGGCAAGAACCTACAGTTCCCCCAAGGAGGACTGATGTGGTAAGTGGATAAAGTCCCGTGGAATCGGGTAATTCTGGATGAATTCTGCTCTCTGGCAATTCTCACGCCGCTGGAGGAAAAGATCATCCGCACCCGAGCCGCCGGATGGAGCCGTGTACAGCAGTGCCACGCTTACGGAATGTCCCTTGCCACATTAGATAGGTATATTAGGAAGTTGAAAAACTCCTATAACAGTGTGCAGGAGTATAGCTACATACTCCCCAAAAACATAGACTTCTGATAGCTTTTTGAAGGATATGTGATTGTAAGTCGGTAGGGAAACGAGAGTTTCCCTACCGATTTTTTTGTTATTCTGATAGGTAGAAAGGGGGCGTTGCCTATGGCTGAATTTCAAAGCTTTAATCCAAATCCCCGCGCCGCGAAAGTCGGCGATTGCGCAGTCAGAGCTGTGGCAAAGGCTCTTGGAATTGACTGGTATCAATCATACGTTGAGCTGGCCAGCGAGGGGCTGACTCAATGTGATATGCCTAGCGCAAATAACGTATGGGGTGCGGTGTTACGGCGGCACGGATTCAGGCGGGCGGCAATCCCGGCGGAATGCCCGGATTGCTACACCGTAGGCGATTTTATCCGGGAATACCCTGACGGGATCTACGTTGTCGCGCTGAAAAACCACGTTGTTGCCGTGGAAAACGGCGTTTTGTACGATACTTGGAACTCAATGGACGAAAATCCTATCTATTTTTGGAGGCGTGAATGATGGCAAATCCTTATATGCAGCCCAACTACCAATCCGGCTATTTTCAGCCCAACTATTTCCAGCCGCAAATGCCCATCGGGCAACCGCAGATACCCGTCCAAGGCCAACAGCCGCCCCTTGATGACCGAATTTGGGTAGCTTCGGAATCTGCGGCGGAGGCGTTTATCGTCACGGCAAACGGATTTGTGCGGCTCTGGGACAGCAATAAGCCTGTATTCTACGAAAAGCGGACGGACGCGCAAGGGCGACCAATGCCGATTGTAGCGTATGAATACAAAATCCGGGACGTAGGAGCTACCCCGGAGGCAGTCAGCGCAGGATTTGAGCAGCGGCTTTCTGCTGTAGAGGAACGGCTGAACCAGCTGACAGATGGAAAACGCGATGCCAAGAAAGCGGAGGTAAAACGCAATGATGCCTAATCCTATGCAGATGATTTCCCAATTCCCCCAATTTATGCAGCAGATGAGGGGGCAAGACCCACAACAGCTGCTTAATCAGCTTGTACAGAGCGGGCGCGTAAACCAGAAACAGCTTAACCAAGCCCAGCAAATGGCACAGCAGATGCAGGGGCAGTTTGAGCAATTCCGGGGCATGTTCGGCTTCGGAGCGCCTAGAAGGTAAACAATAATCTGGCCAGATTTTGTTATATTTTTCATCTTTTGAAAGGAGAACAAAATGAGTATTACAGCAAGTGAAATGACCCCCGCTGATATCAGAGCTGTCACCGATGGCAACAACGGCGGCTATGGCGGAGGTTGGGGCGGTGATTGGTCTGCATGGATCATCATTTTCCTGATCTTTGGCTTCTTTGGCTGGGGCGGCAACGGCTGGGGTGGAGGCTTCGGCGGTCGTGGTTCCGGCGCTGGCGTGGTGGACGGGTATGTTCTCGCGTCCGATTTTTCCAACATTGAGCGGAAAATTGACGGCGTGAACAACGGCGTTTGCGACGGCTTCTATGCCATGAATACCGGGATGCTCAATGGGTTTGCAGGCGTGAACCAGAATATCAGCAACGGTTTCCAGGCGGCGGAGCTTTCCCGGTGCAATCAGCAGGCCGCCTTGATGCAGCAGCTTTTCCAGATGCAGATGGCAAATCAGGAGTGCTGCTGCGAAAACCGCGCCGCTATCCAGGGCGTGAACTACAATCTGGCTACCCAGAGCTGCGACACCCGGAACACCATCCAGAACACCACCCGGGACATTATCGACGCTATGAACTGCGGTTTCCGCTCCATTGACCAGCGCTTGACCGCCCAGGAGCTGGCGGCGAAAGATCAGAAAATCGCCGATCAGAATCAGCAGCTCTTTATGGCGCAGCTGGCCGCTTCCCAGAATGCCCAGAATCTCACGATCAAGGGCTATGTGGAGAACCAGTTCGCGTACTACAATCCCCGCCCGGTTCCCGCTTATCAGGTGCAGAATCCCAACTGCTGCTACGGTAACGGCTACGGCTGCGGGAGTGTAGCGTAAGGAGGGACTAGCATGGCGGTTGAACTTACTGCGAACGCTGTCCAGGCGGTGCCCGCCGGACAAAACGTGCTATTTACCGATACGCCGGTGAAATGCGGGCGGGGGTATGTTGTTCACCGTGAAGGCGCTGGGCTGGTGACACTTCGGGGCATTTGCAATGGATGTTCCCCGATCGCGCGGTATCGCGTGCTTTTCGTGGGAAATATCTCCGTGCCTACCGGCGGAACCGCTGGGGCTATCAGCGTAGCGCTGGCGCTGGGCGGTGAAGCGCTTCCCACCACCACGGCGACGGCAACACCCGCCGCCGTGGGAGATGCATTCAACGTGGCGACTTCCGCGTTTGTGGATGTTCCCCGTGGGTGCTGCGTAGCGTTATCCGTGCGCAATGTCTCCGCGCAGGCAATCGATGTTGCCAACGCCAATCTGATGATTGAGCGCGTGGCCTAGGAGGTGAAATTATGAAGCACTGGGAACAGTTGAGAGATACACTTTGCCGGGAACTGGACGAAATCGCCGAAAAAGGCGAACTGTCCGCCGGTGATCTGGAAACCGTGGACAAGCTGACGCACACCATGAAGAATCTGGACAAGATTATGATGGGTGAAGGATACAGCAGTGCCGGGGACTGGTACGCCATGGGCAACTATGGACGGGATGGCTATAGAGCCGATTACCGGGACAGCGTGAGCTATCGAGGCCGTAAACGCGATAGCATGGGGCGCTACAGCCGCGCAGACGCCAAGGAAGATATGGTGGATAAGCTGCGGCGCATGATTGATGAAGCGCCGGACAGCCGGACGCGAGAGGCTCTGGAAAAGGCCGTCCGTTGTATGGAGGATTAAAAAATGTTGGCAGAGCGGGATTTACTGGAAACAATCGAAGAATGCAAAGCAGTGAAGCGCCCGACTGCGGCAACATGCCAGTTAATGGCCTCATGCTATACCATTCTAGATCACATGTTCCCGGAATATTCCCGCTCTGCTGATGTTTCCCCCGTAAGCTTGTATTCCTCCGCTCCTGCGCCACAAAATGATGAAATATCCGGGAGCGAGTTTGCAATTGCCGCAAATTTAGCGGGAATGAAACGGCTGTTAGAAGTGATGGACGAACACATGGAGTGCATTCGGCTGATATACCCCAAAGAATACGCGGCGATTATGCGGCGGCTCAAAGAATGAGCGGCAAAATTCCGTTGCCAATCCGTTGCCAATTTTCGCCCTAAAAACGTACCGCACGCGGGAAAATATTAAAAACTGTGGTAATATTTTCTAGTAGAATAGTTCGGAGAACGTGGGAATATAGCTGACAAAGCAATAAAAAAGCCCTAGAATAAGTTTCTAGGGCTTTTTCTGCATGGTGACCCGTACGGGAATCGAACCCAGCATATTATTTCTTAAACATGTTGCAGCTCTAAGAGATTCTATTTTTCGTTTCCAATTTCGTTGCCAATTTTACCGTTCGCCGATGGACTGGACGAGAAAAAGTTCCGAAAGTCCTGCGCTCTTTTGGCAATATCCTTCTGCGCTAGGTGCGTGTAAATCTTGTGCATCGTCCCATCATCTGCCCAGCCGCCGATTTCCATAGCTATCTTTTCCGGGACTTGGAGATGGTAAGCCAGAGATGCGAAGCTGTGCCGCAATCCGTGATTCCCGACTTTCGGCAGTCCGTTGGCGGAACAAATCTCGTTTATCCTTGTGCAGATCCACCCACCGGTCAGGTTGACGACATAGCCTTCCTTGTTATCAACCGCCTTTAGTGCTTCCATCAACGGCTCAATAATCGGCACCGTGCGCCGGGAGGAATCGTTTTTATTCTGCTTCTTGTGAACCAGTTTGCCGCCGTCTCCGGCCACTCTTGCCCCGCGAACGTATATGATCTCGTTTTCGAGGTCAACGTTGTCCCACGTCAGCGCAAGCATTTCAGACCGGCGCAAACTGGACAGTTCCAGCAGAGCGGCTATTTCTATCGGTTCGCCCTTTATGGCGTTTACAAACACCGGTATCTGGTCTGGGTCGAGGAACGGCTTTTCGTTGTATTCCTTTTCCGGCAGGGTCACGCGCGGCCTGCGTCCGGTTTCCTCAAATATCGCTGCGGAGATCAGCATCCACACGTTTTTGATATACTTCGGGGACAGTGATTTCGCTTCCCTGCGGATGGCGGCTTGCCACTGATCGTCCGTGGTGGTGTATACGTCAGCCGCCATCATGCTTTGGAAACGCTGCTTGCGGTAGGATTCATACGCATAAATCGTTGACGGCGACTTGAACCCCTTCCGGTCGGCTATATATTTATCAAGCGCGTCCCCCAGCGTCTTCCCCCGCTTACCGGGCGCGGCCTTCGCTTCGATAACGCCGTGCTTCATGGCCAGATATTCGGCCACGCATTCATCATAGCTATCTTTTGTAATAGATACGCGGCGATTCTCTATCAATACACGTGTGTGCCACGCGCCGGAGGGGAGCTGCTCTATTTTGGGCAGCTTTATTTCCGGCTCCTTTTTCTTTTTCGGCATAAGAAATCCCCCTTTACATACGGTTAGAAAAAATAGCAGACCGCCGAAACGGTCTGCCACTGCCTTTGAGAACTAGGTGGGGCGACGCTCCCACATCTCCTAACAAGGGTGACGGCTGCCCGTTCCGTCCTCTAGTTCTTTCTGCTTTTGAGCAACGCGGCCTTGGTTTCGATAATATTTAACGGACTATGTAGAACCCCACGTTCAACCATGTTCAAGTAGGCAAGCGCTTTTACACGGATGCTTTTCTTTATATTTTTGTTTTCCAAAACATAAGGCACATTGTTGATATTGTATGGGCGTAGTACATGTTCCGGGAGGACGGGGAACATATCACAGATAATAAAAGCCCTGTCTTTTCCGTATATCGGCGCTATGAGGTAATGCACGCAGTTTCCAAAGCCGTGCCGTCTCTCGCTTTCATATATCAGCCGCCTGTATTTATCTACGTTGGTACTCATTGGAACCATCCACAGGACGCCGGATTTGTCAGCTATAGCGTAGTAGTGGGGGCGGCTCTCCTGCTTATTCTTCATATAGCGGTTGTTGCCATATTTTTCAAAGAAAGCATCACGGATTATGTATATTCCGGAGTCCTGTATCTCTGTCATTTGTTATCCCCCAAAAAAGAATGCCGAACCGGCATGGCGGCCAGCCCGGCATTTTCAGGCCGGAGTTTTGTATCCCGCTCCCGGCAGGCGGCAGTCTTACAACAAGCCGAAGTCTTATATCCCGCTCTCGGCAGGCGGCAAATTAGGGCGGACGATGAACGTCGTCTATATAGCGTAGGTGGTTATCCTACGTCTATATTGTACCCTGAGAAATGGGAAATAGCAATAGACAGATTGGCCAAAAATGGGAAAATATTTCCGGCAACCGTAAAAATTTATCTTACCTCTGAATCCATCCGATTCCCGGGTGCATGATATCGAGGATGAGCCAGCCTACGAGAAAGATTACCAGCACCGCAATGGAAATGCCCATAATCAGAATGACCCGCCGATTCTGGCGGTTGAGAAGGCTGTAGTGCGTTTGCAGCTGCATGGTGTGCCGCCTGTAGTCCTCGCTCTGGCGGATGATCGTTGCCTGAAGATATTCCACATATTCCTCCATGGACTGGCCGGGAGCGGGAAGCACCGGGTGCTCCTCCGGGGTGTACTGCACGGCGGCCTCAATGCTCTGCACAAGCCTTGCCGTCGGCTCCGTCGCGCCATTCAGGGCGCGGCAGATCGTGGCCTTGGATACGCCGCAGGTTTCTGCCAGCTCCTGCTGGGACATGCCCCGCTCCTTCCGTAGGGCTTCCAATTCTGATAAATGCTCGGAAATATTCATAAAACCTCCTCCAAAAACGGAATGTTTCACATATGGAACGATTGTTGCGCAAATGGAACGGGAATTTCACATCTGGGGCTTTACGAAACGCCTGTGTGGGGTGTATGGTGGTATTGCAACCGGCAAGGGACACACGGCGTTACCGGCGGCAAGCCCCGCCACCTTGTGGCACGGGTGGCGGGGCAAATCACCTATAAAAGCCGCTTTTGCACGTTGTTGCAAACCCTCAAAAATGTATTCATGTCACCGGTAATCTGTGATTGTAGAATGGAAATAAACTCGTCTTTGGATAGGAGTACTTTTTTTATTTTAAGGCTGTCATATGTTTCAGATATCAGAATATCGTATGGCTTACTAGGAGAAAACGCATCTAATATCCTTTGCAACAAACGGAAACCAAAACCGCAGCAATCATTGACGAGCTCTGCGTAAGATGGAATCGTACCACTCTTAAAACCGGTTTTTCGAAATTCAATCTCAAGTTCAAATCTTTTTGCGGCGATGTAGTTCAATGATTTATCAAGTGCATCTAGTATGATTGTGATTGCATCACCATACCGCTTTTCCTCGATTAAAAAATCTGCTTGCTGGTAGCGAATGGATACATACGGGCTATAATTCCCGCGATCGATGTCCCTGAAAGCTTCCAACTGCAATCGGTTTAGCTCAGCCCAGATTCTATCACGCCATAGTCTTGCCGGATATCCCTGCATTGCCTTGTTTATTGTCCACACAGAAATATTGCTATATCTATATCCGTGCATGTATATTACATACTCGTTTTCCTGCAATTCAGTCTTGCCTAATTCAGTAAGCGCATAGTTTCGACAATTAACATTACGCTCAATCGCATCGGGGGCTACCTCGTTTGTGATACGCAAAATCAAATCAGGCTTCTTACCAGTCGCTTTCAACCCACTTTCGGATAAAATAGCTTTTAACTCCGGGACTTTCAAATTACCGAGAGATTCCACAGCAGAACATTTCCGAATGAACCCTTTTGACACCAAGGATTCCAACAGCTCGTTGGGATTAGAAACGGCGTATTTGTAATACCAAAACTGTTGGAAATTCTTTTGCCCGACATGAAATTTTGGAGCATAGGAAAGCATGAGAATTTCATGGGGGCGGAGACCGTTTTTGCTGGGGAATGAGGCATCTCTCAATTTCTTGATTTCGCGAACGGTGTCGTATTGTTGCTGTCTTAATTCCTCTGGTGTTGGTTCATGTACAGATATTGAAATATTTGCGTTTGCGCGACTTATGGCCTTTTCGTTTTGACGGGTAGGTTTTTCCACAGTAGCATTTCTCCTTTATTTCTATATCGGCGGTTGCCGGAGAGTACAAAATAATCCCAACGCTGGACAATCACACAGGAAAATAACACCACGTTCGACATATAATTTCAACGAAAAGAAAAATTTTTGTGCAAATTTCTAATTAGTCCGGTTTATTGGACAGAACATGGTGTACTATGTGGCTTGTAAGCAAACAAACGTTTATAAATACACAATGGAGGGTACAGACATGAAGGAAAGAGAAGAACTGATCCGGTACATATCCAATTTGGCAGAAGCAGACATGAAGAAAATCATTCAGCGTCTTCCAGAATTGATTTCAAAACTCGAAGCGCAAGGGCTGCCTGTTCGTCTGTTAAAGGATACACATATTGAATAAGCCGCGCTTTTACGTCAGACAGCTCACTGGGAACGGTGAGCTGTTCTTTTTTGTCGGCGCTGTCCCAACCCATAAGGAATGATGTCGTTACGCCGATTGCGCTTGCAATTTTTTCGAGCCGATCAATTGGAACCTTCTCCGTCTGCCCGGTAGCATACCGCTGTAAAGCAGACTTTGGAATACCTGTTTTGTCCGATAAATCGCCATAGGAGATATCCTTGCAAGTTATCGTTTCTAGGATTCTCTTTGAAATATCGCTCATAATGGCACCTCCCTTCTGCGTATAGAATAACACGGTTATCCCAAAATTGCAATACCGGAACAAAAAATTTTTCAAAATTGTCCCAATTTTGGGTTGACAAATGAGGAGAAGCGTGATAGTATAAAGGCGTCCCAAAAATGAGACGGAAGGAGGGCAAAGCATGTCGACGAACAAGTTAAAAGGGAAGATTGTAGAAGCGGGATTTACTCAGCGGTCTCTGGCTCTGGAAATCGGTATGTCCAAAAACACATTGAATTCCAAGGTGAACGGGAAGATTCCGTTTAACACTATCGAGATAGAGGCTATATGCGAGAAGCTTGGCATCACCGACCCGGCAGAAAAAGCACTTATTTTTTTACACTAATCGTCCCAAAAATGGGACAAGCCTAGCAAACCAGATAACGGGAGGTGATCGCCGATGGCGTCCAACACTTTCACACATTTCACAGGGAAAACAAAACGGATTCAGACGCCGAAGCGAAAAAAGAAGCCAAAGCAAAAACGAGTTCACATGAACAAATACGAGCATTCGCGGAGGAGGTGAATCCGGTGCAGATCACAATTGAAGGAACGGTAAAAGAGGTTGCCGCCCTTGTACTGGAACTACAAGAGCGGCGCAGGAACGAATCAGAAGTCTCCAATACTTATGCCTGCAATCTGGTCGTAAAAGATGACGATATTTCCAATATTGACATCTGCTCCATTCCCAAGACGGATGCGAGCGTCCGTTAAGTGCAAATACCCGTCATTGCCATCAACATTATCTACGCCGTATTGGTCAGCGACTTCCCTGAGAAATTCAGCAAAGAATAGTTTTTCCAGGGCTGCATCACCTTCATCCAAGATTTTGCCTGAGATAATCCCAGCAGATGTAACAATGATGATTCTATTCATTTTCAGCCCATCGGATTTTGTTGCCAGCGCAATAGTCCGAATAATTTGCTTTTTCAGTGTATCACCCACAATATCACCCCCTTTCGAGGTGATTCTACCACGGCAAAAATCATTTATCAATAGCCGAAACGGCCTGAAAAGGCCGTCCGCCGGAACCGCCCACCCGGCGCTGATGATGGCAGGGCAAACACCGTGACAATATGAGCGCCCCCGCTTTTATGGCTCTGGGTATTGGGTATCCATCCCCATGTAAAAGGCACGACCACCCGGAAATTGCTCGACGGGGCTTGACGGTGAAGCAAATATCGGGGAGCTGGCATTCAGCTTGAATGAAAAATTTAGTAAAGGAGGAAATGAAAATGCCTGAGAAAATCGTAACCGTTCTCGAAAATATCGCGGCCGTAAAAGGCCAGGACTACGTTGAGGGGCTGGTGGATATGGCGAATATCCTTGCTCCCAAGGTAAAGCCCGCAGATAAAGAGAGCGAGGGGAAAGACAATGCCTAGAATCCGGCAGTATGCCGAGCGCTACGCAGCGGAAGATCTCTGGAAGGAAATCGACCGCTGCTGTCCCCTGGCGGGGATTCAGAGTGATAACGCTGTAGCGCTGGAAGAAAAAACCGGGGTAGACCATCAGACCCTTCGGAACTACCGGAAGGGCAAAACCGAAATGCGGGTAAGCGTCCTGCGAAAGCTGGTGACCACCCTCCACCCCAACCCGGCGGTGATTCTGAAAACCCTGGGGTACTCTGAGAAGGAGATACGGGCGTTTGCGAGGGAATGGCAGTAATTTGAAATCTACGGCAGAATGCCAAAATTGAAAGGAGTTATTTATGGCGAAATACAAAGTTGGGGATAAGGTGCGGATTGTGAGTAAGAGTCCGCAGAGGTACTGGAACCCAGAGATGGACAAGCGGCTGGGCAAGACTATGACGATCACGGGCTCCGGCCGCAACCGCGATGGGGAGACTTACTATCGCATGTTTGAAGATAGAACCTTCGAGCACATCTGGTGGTACTGGTACGAAGATATGATTTCCGGCCTTGCAGAGCCTAAGCAGGAACCCTGCACCGTGGAACTCCGCTTTGACGGGATGATTACCACGGCCACGCTGAAACGGGGTGGGCGGGACGTGAAGACCGCAGAAGCCCAGTGCAATCCGAAGGATACCTATAGCAGAGCGGAGGGTGCGAGGGTCGCCGTTGAGCGGCTGTTTGAGAAGAAGCGCAAGGAGGACAAGCCAAAGGAGAGCAAGCCGAAGATGGGGGACAAGTTCGTTGTCACGAAAGAGGACGGTAAGTATGGTCATCTCTTCAATACCGGTGAAATCGTAACGTTGCTAAAGGCCCTCAAGAACGGAAATTTAAGGCTTGTTAATGAAGCGGGCTTAGTTCAACTGCTTCCCCCGAGTGAGGTTCGCCCCTACAAGGAGAAATCCAAATGATGCCAAGATGAAGGGAGATTGAAAGTGATGAAAAAGCGGCTTGCAAAGAAGCGCGCAAAGGCATTTCTGGAAGGCCGGATGGCGTACCCAAAAATTGAGGATACGTTCCTCTATAGCACCGATGGTGACTACTGCGTAAAGGTGGTTGCCGTGATGCCGGAACCTGTTCGGCGGGAGGTTTACGCCTACGCCCGCCGTGCTGGGTGGGATGGCAACCACTGGGACGCGCCGGATGTGCTGAGCACTTTGTATCCGGATGAGGCGGCAAAATGATGCCGAACGAGGTTGCCCAGCTTCGCACCATGGCGGAGATATTCCGCCGCTTGCGGGAGGAAAACGTCAAGTTGCGGGAATCCTTGGGCATGGAAACGGAGGAAAGCAAGGCGTTCGACGATGAGAACGCGGAGCTTTTTGCCGTAGTCCACCGAAATCATGCGGTCAGGGGGTGATGATATGGCAAGCAGGAATAAACCCATGGATGCTCGGTGGGAGCCGGTGCCGGAGAACCGGAAGCCGTTCAGTATCAGGGAATGCGTTTTCCGTGTTTGCCCCTATGCGGGGCTGAATCTGGTGCTTTTCTGGTGGCAACAGGCTGATTTGCTGGCAGACGAGGCGGCAGTTCCCGCAATGTGGGTGTGCGCTATCCTGATGGGCGCCGGTATCGGACGGTGCATCAGAGGGCGATAAAGGATACACATCTTAAAAACAGGAGGATTTCTAATGTACGATCCAAAATCAATTTTGCAGATGGCAAGGGGCGCGTTTCAGGAGCGCGTGGATTTGGAGATGGCGAAAGTCATTGACAATATCCTTGACCCCAACACCAAACCGACGCAGAAACGAAAGCTGACGCTCACAATCGAGTTTACACCGGACGATGATCGGCAGAACATCGGCGTCAGCGTTGCGGTAAAATCGGCGCTTGCGCCTACTACGCCCGCGAGAACAACCCTTTGGGTTGCTGGGGATGACAGCACTGGAGAGTGCCAGGTTGTCGAAATGGTGCCCCAGGTTCCGGGGCAGATGTCCATGGACGGAGAAGAGCAGGAAGCCCCCGCGTCTCTGAAAATAATCAAAATGGCCTGATAGGAGGAAAAACAATGTTGAAAGAAGCAATCGAAAAAATTCAGGAACTATGTGCGCCGCACCTGTTCACGTCCGGAAACCATGATTTTATTGCTGACGCAGAAGGTGGCTATGCCGAGGTGAAGCCTGATCTGGAAATTGTAGATAATATCCAGCTTTCCAGCCTCGACGCCATGGTAGCGTTTGTAAAAACGGAGGCGGTACAGAGATACAGCGCCGTTTATATCACGGTTCCCGATCACAAAACGGTAAAGTGCTTCACCCACCCATCTGCGGAGCTTCGTAACAACCGCGAGTACCCGTATACTGCAAATGCGACCGATGTTCCCGGCTGGAATGAGAAGGTGTCCTTGCCATTTGAAGAGGCATTGATCGCTCTGCGCACAAGATTCCAGCCCACGGCGGATACGGAGTATGCCTTGAAACTGCTATCCGATATCACCACTGGGAGCAAAGTTACGTACAACGACAATGGCATTGCTACCAGCGTTGTCACCAAGAAGGGCATCGACCTTCAATCCAATGCGTCCATCCGACCCATTATCAAGCTGCGGCCTTACCGCACGTTCCAGGAGGTTGAGCAGCCGGAATCTCAATTTCTCATTCGTATCAACGAAAGAAACATTTCTTTCATTGAAGCCGACGGTGGCATGTGGAAGCTTTCCGCCCGGAATACGGTAAAGAAATACTTGGAAAAGGCACTGGAATCCGAAATTCAGAGCGGGCACGTCGTGGTTGTTCTTTAATAAAAAGCCGCCCCCGATGTTACAGCACCGGGGACGGCGATACAGAGACATTCATCATCTACCCATATACAGTATATCAAACTGAGAAAGGAAAGTCAATGGACGTTTTTGATAGCATGGAGCCGTGGCGACAGGCTGAACAGTTGGCGGCGGATGCCGACTTTCGGGAAGCGGTACTCCCGAAGTGTGCCAGGTGCGGATATCCCATCACAGACAGCAAACTGGTATATATCCCGGCGCATGATGAGTTCTACTGTCTGGATTGCATCGATTCCATGACGGAATTTAACGAGGAAGCGGAGGTGGAGGAATAATGGAGGACGGAATCATCATCAGCGAATCGGAAAGATTCGAGGATATCTACATTAGGCCGTACAATCGAGTCAATGTTCCGGCTGTCATTTTCTTGAATGGTAAGAGGCGCACTGCCTACATTAACGCCCTTGCTACAAAGTTTTGGAACGGCGAAAACACTGTTGGGATAAAAGTAAGCAAGAACTACGTCGTTTTTATTCCGAAAAAAATTGGTAGAACATTAAAAATCAACAAAGTTGGTGGGGGCTTTTATATCAGCGCAGGTAGCTTAGGCGGCATTGTTCCCCCCGGGGCAAAATACCGGGCATATCCGTACAAAGGCGGTATCGCTATAAAACGGTTTGAGCCGTTGCAGGAGGATGAGGAATGATACGGAAAATTCCAACCGCGACCATGAGCAAAGAGGAATGGACAGCGCTGCGCTCTACCACCATTGGTGGTTCGGATGCCGCCGCCATTCTTGGGCTGAACCCCTACAAGTCACCGTATGCCCTGTGGGCGGAGAAAACCGGGAAGGTCATCCCGGAGGATATTTCCCAGAAAGAGGCGGTACGCCTCGGCACGGACTTGGAGGAATACGTAGCAAAGCGGTTCACCGAAGCTACCGGGAAAAAGGTACGCCGGGAGAACTACACCGTATTTCGGGACGATATGCCCTACGCCCACGCCAACTACGACCGGCTGGTCATCGGTGAACGGGCAGGATTAGAGATCAAGACCACGAACGCGCTCCACTTGAGCAAATTCAAGGGCGGCGAGTTCCCGGCTACTTACTACGCGCAGTGCTGCCATTACCTTCTTGTGTCCGGCCTTGATCGCTGGTATCTGGCGGTTCTGGTTCTGGGCATTGACTTCAAGGTATTCGTCATCGAGCGAGACGAGGCAGAGCTGGAAGCCCTGAAAGAGGTGGAAGAAAGCTTCTGGGAGAACGTTCAGAGCGAAACCCCCCCGGCCATTGACGGCATGAAGTCCACCATTGACGCCCTGAACGCAGAGTTCCCGGCCAGCGATCCGGACAGCGAAATGGATTTGACCGGCTGTGCCGTTGATCTGGCGATCATGGACGAATGCGGGCAGCAGATCAAGGCGCTGGAAGAAAAGAAAGCCGCCGCTCAGGCGCGTATCATGGAGGCCATGGGAACCGCCGAGCGGGGCGGGTACGGGAGCTACAGCGTCACATGGAAGACGCAGAAACGCTCCACGTTCGATAGAAAGAAGTGGGAGAAAGACCACGGAGAAATCCCACAGAACTATTTCAAATCTTCGGAAAGCAGAACTTTCCGGTTCAAAAAGGAGAATATTTAATGGCAAACGTGATTCAGAACGCCGCCGCTTCCACGCAGGCGGTAGCAAAAAGCAAGAAACCCAGCAGCATTCAGGACTACATTGAGGTGATGAAGCCCGCCATTCAGGCGGCACTGCCCAGCGTGATGACCCCGGAGCGGTTCAGCAGAATTACTCTGTCTGCCCTGTCCGCGAACCCGAAGCTCAAGGAATGCACCCCTCAGTCTTTCCTTGGCGCTATGATGACCGCCGCACAGTTGGGCTTGGAGCCGAATACCCCTCTTGGGCAGGCTTACCTGATTCCCTTCCGCAATCACGGCCAGATGGAGTGCCAATTCCAGCTTGGCTATAAGGGGCTTATTGATCTGGCCTACCGTTCCGGTGAGGTTTCCATCATTCAGGCGCACACCGTATACGAAAACGACGAGTTTGAGTATGCCCTTGGCCTTGACCCGAAGCTGCGGCACGTCCCCGCCAAGAGCAACCGCGGCAAGCCCATTGCCTACTACGCCATGTTCAAGACCAAGGACGGAGGCTACGGATTTCAGGTTATGAGCATCGAGGAAGTTACCGAGCACGCGAGAAAGTTCTCTAAGAGCTTCGGGGATGGCCCATGGCAGACCAATTTTGACGAGATGGCAAAGAAAACCGTTCTGAAAAAGGTGCTGAAATACGCCCCGCTGAAATCCGACTTTGTGCGTGGTATGGCTCAGGACGGCACCACAAAGACGGATATTTCCTCCGACATGACAGATATCCCGGACATGACTGAGTACATCGACGTTGACCAGGACACCGGCGAGGTGATTTCTCAGGAGGCAGACAATGCTTAATCAGATTGCAATCCAAGGCCGCCTCGTCCGTGACCCGGAGCTGCGGAGAACCAATTCCGGGAAGGCCGTGACCAGCTTCACGCTGGTCTGTGACCGGGATTTCAAGAACCAGCAAACCGGTGAGAAGGAAGTTGACTTTATTGAATGCGTCGCATGGGGCGGCACCGCCGAAATGGTGGCGAAGTACTTCTATAAAGGCCGGATGGTCGTAGCGACCGGCAGATTGCAGTTGCGGGACTGGACGGACAAGAACGGCCAGAAGCGCCGCACGGCGGAGATTCTGGTGAACAGCGTCTACTTCTGCGGAAGCAAGGAAAGCGGCACTCAGGCCAGCTCTGGGGCTGACAACGGATACAGCACACCGGCGTATCAGACTCCCGCCCCTGCGGCGAACTTCGTAGAGTTGGAAGGAGAGGACGAGCGATTGCCGTTCTAGGCCGGAAAAATCAATCTTTCCTCAAAAAGATTGACAGTACAGTTTGCATTCCCCTTGGCGGTGGGAGGTGAAACCGCCAACTCCAAAGGAAGGAGCGAAAACGTGACGATTGAATTTACGATTCCCGGCGTTCCGCAGGGGAAGGAGCGCCCCCGCTTCACCCAGAACAGTGCGACATACACCCCAAAGAAAACGAAGGACTATGAAAAGCTGGTGGCATGGGCATACCAGTGCGAAGCCCACGGGGCAAAGTTCACCGGCACTATCCGGGTTGACATTGCGGCAATCTACCCCGTTCCCCATTCGTGGAGCAAGCGCAAGCAGGCCGAAGCGATTGACAATCGGATTCTTCCCATGGTGAAACCCGACTGGGACAACATAGGCAAGATTGTGTGTGATGCTCTGAACGGTATCGCCTACAAGGATGATGCCGCTATCACAGACGCCACAGTCTGCAAGCGGTACGGCACCCGCCCATGCGTGGCGGTTCGCCTCACCGGAGAGGAGGCACCCCGTGACACAGTGTGAGCGTATCCTGCGGCATTTGCAGGACTATGGGAGTATCACCCAGGCCGAGGCTGTTACCGAGTACGGATGTTACCGTCTGGGTGCAAGGGTTTTTGATTTGAAAGCGCAAGGCGTACCCATCAAGAGCGAAACCGTCACCGGAAAGAACCGGTACGGGGAGCGGACGTGCTTTGCGCGGTACTCCATCATTAAAGAGGATTAGATAATGGCAATTGAATATTTCTGCGCTTATCACAGTTATCTGGACAGTATGGAGGAACTGAATGACACGGAGAGGGGGAGGCTTTTCACGGCTTGCCTAATCTACAGCAAGACGGGCGAAGCACCGCAACTCCGTGGTAATGAAAGATTCGTATTTCCAACTTTGAAAGCACAGATAGACCGAGATAAGGCAACATACGACAGCCGGTGTAAGAAAAACTCCGACAACATCCGAAAACGATGGAATACGGACGTATACGACGGCGAACAACCGTGTACGAATGATACCAAGACAAAGGAAAAGGAAAAGACAAAGACAAAGGAAAAGGCAAAGGATAATATACCTCCTTCGGAGGTTTGCGGCGAGCTGCCGAGCAGCCCCCCGCCTGCGGCGGTGCTTCCGCTGGTTGACGGCACGGATTTTGAGATTTCCGTGGAGATGGTTGCCGAGTTGTCCGGCCTGTATCCCGCCGTGGATGTAGCTCAGCAGTTGCGGAGTATGCGTGGCTGGCTTCTGGCAAATCCCAAAAACAGGAAAACAAAAGCCGGGATCATGCGCTTTGTCAACTCCTGGCTCTCCAGGGAGCAGAATTCGGCTAGACCTGCGGCAAACCAGAAGCCGGGCGGCTACACCAGCGGCGTTGACCGTCTGGCGGAGATGTACAGGGAGGAATTTGGGAATGGATAAACAGGAAGCGTACCAGATTCTCACGCTTTTACAGGCAAATTATCCCGATTCTTTCCGGGGAATGTCCAAAGAGGCGGCAAACGTGAAAGTCAATCTTTGGGCGGATATGTTCTCCGAGGAGCCATTTGAGGCCGTTGCCGCCGCTGCAAAAGCGTACATAGCGACGGATACCGGCGGCTTTATGCCCACCATCGGGAAGCTGAAAGATATGCTCCATCGGATGCAGTCGCCCCAGCAGATGACGCAGATGGAGGCCTGGGGGTTGGTTGCGGGCGCACTGAGAAACAGCGTGTACGGCGCGGATGACGAGTTCCGGAAGCTGCCACCGGCGGTACAGCGGACGGTTGGAAGTCCCGCCCAGCTCAAGGAATGGGCGCTGATGGACGCAGAAACGGTGCAGTCCGTGGTTGCATCGAATTTCCAGAGATCGTTCCAAGTGTGCCAGAAGCGGGAGGACGATTACCAGAAGCTCCCCGGAGCGGTAAAGAGCTTTATCGCCGAGCTGGCCGGGAAGATGGACTTTGAAATGCTACCGGAAGGCGGTGGAGTATGAAAAACGAAGTAGACAAGGAAAAGGAACGCCCTGGCCAGTACATCGATTCCGAGAGCCCATTTTGCAGGAACTGCACGCGGGACGATTGCCCCACCAACGGGGACGGCTGCAAGGCGTGGGAAACGTATTTCATCGATAACTGGAATAAAAACATCATGAAATCAATTGGAAACCACAAAAAACGACGCCAATTTTTCCGGTACGAGCACCCGGATTTGGTGAGAGAGGGGATTGTTTTTGAGCATGTGTTGCAAGCCGGTAAATCGGAATTGCACCCCGCCCCGGTGGGGGAAAGTCCCTCGGGGGAATAAAGGAAAACAGAAAGGAAATGGGAAATGAGCAACGTTGTAGAACAGCTTACGCCAAGCCCCGTAAACCACGAGCATGGAGAAAATGGGTGTTGCCCAGACCCAAGGGCGCGGGAAATGGAAATGATGCACCAGGTATGGGCCGCCGGGCTCCATGATGCCGCCAATTGCTTTCAGGATGCGCTTGAAGCAAAGTGGAAGATTGAATCTCAGCAAAAAGTGAAGCCGAAAACAAACGGTGACAGAATCCGGGAGATGACGGACGAGGAGCTGTCCGAGAAAATGAGCAGAATGCACGTTCATTTCCAACGCCGGGGTTTGCCGCCTGTACCCGAAGAAAGGCGTTCTTAATTTGGAACGTTTTGCAAATGGCCTGAAAGCAAAACTGTTTTTCATGGTGTTCTACCTTTACGGCTACTTTGGTGTTGGAAAAATCTGCATTGAAAACCCTGTGCCAAGCAAGGTGTTTGAGATGCCGGAACATACCCAGGTCGTGCAGCCGTTTGAATACGGCGACCCGTTCAGCAAGAAAACATTGCTGTGGGAGTTCGGGATCAACCCGCTTGTTCCGACTAATATCCTGTCAGAGTAAGCTGGAAAAGCCATCAGGTAAAGTGCTATATGCTGTGCGGATACCCGGAGGACAGCATGGATGCAGCGGAGAAACGAGCCAAGCAAATCATGGGGCTGGGATTTCTGCCCTTTGCCATGCTATACCGGGACGAAACAGGGCAGCGTGACCCAGAGTGGAGGAAATTCCAGAGAGAATGGGCAAATGCCGTGATCGTCGGGAGAAAGTACGCAGATTTCTGGGCAGGAGCTGCTGAATCTGGAAAGGATGCTGGATAAATGGCCAAGAAACGATTTGTAAAGCTGCTCATGTCGAAAGGCGTTAAGCGGAACAATGCAAACAGGATTGCGCAAGAGTTCCGGAAAGGGTCTTTGCCCTATGAATTTGCATGGATAGCTTTGGAATGGAGATTTTTGGGAGAATGAAAACAAGCGATAAGCCCGGGGCAACCCGGGCGGGAAGGAGATAACAATGGATGAAATCAAATTGAAGCCCTGCCAGATGCTGCGGAAATATTCAAGCACGGGGCTGACACCGGAACAGTGTGAAAACGCAAAGGTAATCATCGAATCTGCCTTTAGCGATGACACATCAAAGGCAGAACGGGTTCGGGAGCTGTTGAAAGCCGACAGGGGCGGGCGGCTGGTGGTGCTACCGTGCAAGGTGGGCGATGTTGTGTATGGATTCTACGGGGAAAAGACCATATTGCCGATGGTGGCAAAATGGATCGAAACGAACACCGACGGATGGTGCATTGCAGCGCAATACACTCCGATGGCCCCAAGGTTTTATCGGTTTTCCGATTTTGGCAAGACCGTATTCCTGACCCGCGAGGAAGCGAAGAAAGCATTGGAGGCGATGAAGGATGAATGACCTAAAGCCCTGCCCGGTATGCGGGCGGATGCCGAAGGTGCGGTATCGTGCATTCGGATGCTGTGGGGTCTTGGCGGAGGTGCGGTGCAAGCCGCTGTTTCGGCGGGAACACCTTTCTGCGTGGCATGGTGCGGCAACCATGGAAAGAGCCTTTGACATGGCGGCGGAGGACTGGAACCGGAGGGCGGAACATGGCTAAAGCGGTACTTATCAGCATCCGCCCGGAGTGGGTGGAGAAGATTGCCAGAGGTGAAAAGACCGTTGAGGTGCGAAAAACCAGGCCAAAGCTGGACACGCCGTTCAAATGCTACATCTACGAAACAAAGGCGAGAACTGAAGCTGACAGAACAAGCGAGAAAGGAGCCGACGCAGGTAAAGTCTATGGCCGTGGGATGGTTGTTGCTGAGTTCATATGTGACGAAATCAAGCGTATTTCAATTCCATATCCTCCAACTCAAGCGGATTTGGATATGCCCATCTATGAGAACTCATGCCTTTCATATGAGCAGGTTCGGAGCTATTGCAAGGATAGCGATGCTTTCTTTTGGCATATTTCCAGCCTGAAAATCTACGATAGCCCAGAGCCGCTAAGCGAATTTGCAAGATTGCGGGAAACGAAATTTGGATATGAGCTATTACAACTTGATAGAGCACCACAGTCGTGGTGCTACGTTCCGGAAAAGAAGGAGGAAAACTGAATGGAATGGGAAACAGCCGATGGAACACGCGTTTGCGCCCGTGTCAATGGAGAGAACAAACTTCTCGAATATTGGAAAGGACTGCTTGGCCTGCAAGATTGGACAATCAAGCTCACAACGAATTGCCGAGCTTGTGATATGTTCCTTGAGAATTGTGCCGGGGCTACGGAGTGGACGGAGACCATTAAATCCGCACACATCAAGATTCTGAATCCAGATGAGTATGGCGACAGAATTGTTCCTTTCGACATGGAGAAAACGCTCGTACACGAGCTTCTTCACCTGAAGTTTTGCCTGCTCGGTGAAAGCGGCAACGATCTGCAAGACAGGTATGTGCATCAGCTGATTGATGATATGGCGAGGGCGCTTGTCACAGCAAAGAGAGACACGAGTACGGAATGGCCTAGGAGACTTCGCAGGCTATAAAGCCAAAGGAGTCGTACAGAATAAACTTAAATGCTTATCGACTTAACTCAGCACGCTACAAGATGTAGCGACAGCTCTGGTCAAGCGCAGGAATATCTGATTGCCCGTCATGCGGCGGTTGAAACGGAAACAGTACTCGTCCAGATATGCCTGGAGCTTGGTGCACCTTCCGTGATATGTTCCCTGAAGGAATGCTTTCAGATTACTGATTGCCTTGTGTACCCAATGCAGATCACCTGTTTCGTATTTCTTTGCGTTCAGTTCCACACCTTCCAGATTCAGGTAGCTTTTGTAACCGTCGCATTCTACCTTCGTTTTAGGCACAAAATACTGGTCGATGATTTCCTGCAAAGTCTTTCCCTGTACGTTATCTACTACCTTCATCCTGGCAAACAGTGGTGCACTGTTTGCGGTTTTGGATACGGCCACCACAATCTTGGCCTTATCCGTACCACGACCTCGTTTGCCGTTATGGGAAGGTCCGCCAACATAGCCGTCATCCAACTCTACAATGCCGGAAAGCAAGTATTTTTCGTCTCTTTGACCCATAGCGGTACGAATTCGATCCAATAGGTGCCACGCGGAATCATAACAGATTCCCAGTGTGCGGCTTAGCTGAACAGCGGAAATCCCTCTTTTGTCCGTTGCGCACAGATAGATCGCCCAGAACCAGAGCGTCAGAGGCAAATGGGTACGGTGCATAACCGTCCCTGCGGTAACAGAAGTCTGGTGCCGGCAGGAACGGCACTGGTAGATGTTGCGGCCATGAACGGGATAGTATTCCACGCAGCCGCACTTAGGGCAGACAAACCCATTGGGAAAGCGCAGGCGGAATAGTTCTGCTCTGCAAGCGTCTTCGGTATTGTAGCGACGGCGAAACTCTTTGAAAGTAATCTCAGCTGTACGTGCCATGATGATGTTCCCCTTTTTGCTTTTGGGAACATTGTAGCATCCTATCTGTCCAATAAATCGGACTTTCTCAAGATATTGTGGCTTGCTGTGTTAAGTCGATAAGCATT